AACCCGACTATCACCCACTTCCGGCGGCATTAGTTGCTCGCGTTCCTTTCGTTTGATATCATTCAGCGTGTAATATCCTAGATTCCGCTGCTTTGAATACAAATCCCACTTCGTATTTTCCTCCATAACGACAATCCGCGATACATCAGGCTTATAGAAGTAACCAGATACTTGCTCCGGCATGGTAAGCAATTTCCGCTTCATCTCGCCCGCCCATGTCTCGATCCACGGTTCCAGTGTGTATGTTTTGAAATCCAAACCTTGCGATTCCGTGGTAGAGAAATTCGCTTCGTCCAAGTCATACAGCAAATGTGGAGGGACGCTAAGCCAACGAGCAATTTCGCGTACTTGGAACTGCCGCGTTTGGAGGAATTGACCATCTTCCGGAGGGATACCAATCTGTTGGTATTTCATGCCCTCATCCAACACAACAACGCGGCGGGCACGTTGAGAACCACCGGCAACGTCCTCAATCTCCTCCCTAATATTGTCCTTCGCCTTTAAATCGAGGTCGGCAGGGTGCGTGACAATGCCGCCCGGAACCGCATTATTGCCAAAGAAAGACGCACCGAACTTCTCTGTACTAAGTCCGAGAGCGATTGATTCTCTCGCACACGCAACAACTGAATAGCCTTGCAGTCCATCAAATCCATAACCTGCAATGTGCAAGATTTCGTGTGACTTGTATGTAGCGTCCGAGTCGCCGGGTGCAGTCGCTTTGTACTCATATATTACACTCCCGTCGGTCTTTTTCTTATCATACTTCGGGGTTACTTGGTTCGGCGGAACTGGCCAAAGGGCAACTGGTCTATCGTCTTTGTCTCGTTCAATCCATGCGTAACCGTTACCCCATGTTAATGCATGGGCGGTAAGCATATCTGTAAATTGAAACCAAGTCATATTGGGGTTTGGCCCGACAGAGAAGAAGAGGTTTGTATTGTGGTCGAATTCTGGTGCGTCGCCTTCCTCTCTGCCCTCTTTCCAGACAGACCAAAGGACAAGAGCGATACTCCGGGCGATTAAATTCACGCCACGAAAGTATGCAGCGTAGTTATATGCGTTATTTTCGTCTACATATAACCCGGCCTGTGTTTGCCCCTTCATACCGAACAATTCAATCAACGCTGGGTCGCGTAGTGGAACACCAGCGTATTTCAAAGCCCGTTTTGCGACAAAGCGGGCGGCTTTTTGCCACTGACGGGCTAACCAGTTCATTATATTGCCAGTGTGAGGGGGCGACGGTCGGAATACTTTGATTTGAAAGTCGGCTCTTGATTAATAGCCATGTATACAGACATGAGCAGGGCAGCAAAACCGTCGATTTTCCCCTTACTAGCCTTCTTATCGAGCTTGCGGTTGCCATTGCTGTCTGTAGTCGTCATACAGTTGGTTAGCATCCACTCCATGATTGGGTTTGCATCATGCAACAGAATGCCGCCAATAATCAAGTCTTCAAGGCACTTCAACGGTTCATGTAGGTTCGGGCCGTTATAACCGACTAAGCGGAGAATGTCCTTCTTCCAAAGCTGCAATTCCTTGAGCTTAGTTTGCATACTATACACGAAGCGAGTTGCATTGAACTTGTCAACCCCGATCCCAGTAACCGGTACAGGGTCATCAATTAGACTCGCTATGATATCGTCCTCAACAACCTCCTGTCGAGCAACAGGACCGGGAATGAGTTTTAGCAACCCCATATCCGCCCAAAGCTGATAACGATCCTTGTTGATCTTATTCGCTGGTTCCGACGGTGCCCAAAACGAGAATTTAGCCTGGATACGCTCTTGACCCTGGAAAGATACTTTGCGAATGTCGGCAGTGGCGGATAGGTCCAAATGGTTAGACAAGTCAACCGCGATGAACCGCATTGGGTCTTTGGCTAGTACCGGCTCGTCTTCCGTAGGTTGCATGGTGCAACCATTCCAGTATTTCACTTCAAGCCACGTCGATTCGTGTTTGGTCGGCTTATTCAATCTGTAACGGAGGAAATCCGACTTATCAGCCGGATTCTTCAACGCCTCTTGATACGCTTTCCTGAACTCAACTTCATTAAGGCTCGCTCCCCATGAAGGATTCACACGCTTCCATACGTTTTCGTCTTCCCAGTCTTCGTAGTCTTCCATTGCGTATACGCAAGGAAGCGTATAGATATCAATCACTTCCGATTTCTGAATTCTCCGGGCGTGGCTGAATCGCTCCCACCAAAGCAAAGACTCGTCCAATTCACCAGCGGTGGAAAGGACAAAACAAATAGGTTGGTCCCTAGCAGCACCTCCGTAACGGAGGGCTTTCCACAAATCACGATTAGGCTGAGTATGCAATTCATCAAACAGCAAGCCATGAATATTAAGCCCCTCATTTCGATACCCATCAGCGGAGAGAACTTTGTATTCACCGTCAATCTCTGGAAAGCGGATGAGTTTCTTAGACTCCCGTACTTTTAGAATCTCTTCTAGGTCCGGACTACGCCGGACCATTGATACCGCTTCTTTATAGACAATCCCGGCTTGCTCTCTATCGCAGGCGGCACTATAAACATGAGGGCTAGGTTCGCCATCACCACAAAGCAAGTACAAAGCCACACCAGCCATGAGAGTAGATTTGCCATTCTTTTTCGGAATCCAGATTTCGACATTTTGAAACCGCCTCTTGCCGTTAGGCATTTTCCATCCGAAGGCCGGAGCGATAATACCCTCCCATTGCCAAGGCAGCAATTCAAAGGGTTTATCAGCATTCCGGCCTTTGGGATGCTTTAGGAACGTCGTGAAGAACTCCCGTACACGCAATGCGGCGTCAAGATCGAAGTAGCAACCTTTCCGTACTGCTTCTTCGTCCGATGCGTTCCGAATCCAGTTAGTATAAGGTTGCATTATGCACCTTGCTCGTCAGCAGCAATACGGGCGGCACGGCTACGGGCCGTAAAATCGAGTAGACCGGATTTCTTTTTACCCTTCACGCCGACACGGGCTTGCGGATTCTCGCCATCTGCAATGGCTTGTTGCCGTGCTGCTTTTGCCGCTGAAAATACACCGATACCAAGTTCGGAACCGAGACGCAATGCCTGGCTGTTGTATGTCAACATTACATCAATCATTGGGTTCGGAATCTGTTTACCGTTTAGTGAAATCAGTTCGTGCCCATGTACTTTGTCTTCCATTTCCTCAATAGATGAAATAAGAAATACATACCGCTCCAGCATTCGGCATACACCGAATGGGAGCGGTTTTGTTTCGTCACCCAATAAATCGACATACAAGCTAGACCAATACTCGCATCCGTTCCGGAACTCTCTCAAGCGTAGTGGTGGAGTCGGTATTTCCATTGTACTTTGCTCGCAACTTATCAAGTAAGTCATTACGTCGTCGTAACAACTCCGCTGGCGGTCGTTGATTAGTTTGTGCCTGTATTGCCCGGCACTCGCCAATCAGCTTATGACAGCGGATAATATCTGGGTCAATCGCAGTATGGTCATAATATACTATACCTGGTAAGGTGTCTTCAAACGGCATATTTTCGTCGTCAGATGAGAGGTCGGTAAAGGTACTAGTTATTGTATTGCGTTTTACTCGGAATTCTATTTCCAGGAATTCGGCAATATTGCGGCGTGCGTGATAGAAACACCACTCACGGAAATTGCCAGTCTTTTTCGCAACATCATATCGACACGCTTGCGGAATGGCACGAGTAATTGCGTATGATTCAACTTCGGTCCAGTATTTGTATACTATCTTGCCACTAATCTTAACATGGAGTGCCCTTGCTTGGCGTGTAGTAACAATTAATACTTTACCACCTTCCTCAGTCAGCTTACCGTCCTTCACGAACCGCCCTTGGTCGCCGTTGTCCCATTCCGGATTCTGTTGCATGATGCAACCCCCTAATACTGACGTGAGAATTCGAATGTTTTGTCATTGCGGGTGAGAGTAAACTTATCGCCGACTCGCGTATACTTCCATGTCTCTGCACCTACCGTCAGTGTATTGTGTTGTGGGCCGTATTTGAACTGGAGGTATTCACGGCCGTTGTGGATAGAGTTATCCTTGATCGTTAGTGTCCCACTTAAGCATTTCGGCGGATCGTCACTAGTACAACACCATACACCGTCAATCGTCGGAAATTTCATTTCATATGGGATAGGTGCAGAGAGTGTTAGGGCTAGTGCTAGGGTCTGCATTCGAGTAATCCTTTGAACTCTTTGAAGTCCGTAAAGAGACGTAGAAATACTTGTTCACAGTTGTTCTTAACGAATTGCTCTACTTTGGCAAGCAACTCCATGCTGACCCACATGTGGGGTTCGCATTCGAACGTGAACGTGTGGATAGGTTGATCCGTGTTCTGTTTGTAATACACCTCAATTTGCCACATATACCCTGTATTGTTGCACGATGCAACCCATAGCTCGAATTCGCCAACATCACACATGACGTTCAAGACCGGGTTGATGATATCTGGCGTGAAGTCCCCACCTTCAAGCAATTGCCATTTCTGGATAGGACTACTCATAATGCACCTCGGAATTTACTGTAGGCGTCGAACATAGCTGAGAATATTACGCTCATTTTGTCGCGTAGAAGTTGTTCAACTTCGGCGAACAGTTCATGGCATGGTGCGTAGCGATGCGGAATTTTGGCATTATCTGCGAATATTCGGCAGACGTGTTGCTTCTCCGGATAATACACTTCAATCAGCCACTCACACGTCTTCTCGTTGCGTAATGCAACGTATATCGTAAACCCTTCTACTCTCGCTCCTGCACTAATAGCACTACATACTTTCCACTCGTGTTTTGGCGACTTTTGTACCGAGCGGTTCATATGTAC